TTCAAAGATGCCGAAGCTTTAGCTAAGGCTAAACTAGAATCTGATGAATATATTCGTACTCTTACTGCCCAGAAGGACGAGCTGCGTGCAGACTACGAGAGACTACGGGGCGAGTATTCATCTCGTGAATCGCTGGAAGAAATCATTGACCGTATGACCAATAAACAACAGCAGACTACTAATAGCGACCATACCCCTCCTGCTAATGTAGTTAATAATCAGCCCACCTTTGATCCTAGACAGCTGGAAAGCTTAGTGTCCTCTAAAATTCAAGAGCACGTAGCTAATCAAAAATACCAAGAAAATTACCAAGCTGTTAGGAACACTCTTAAAGAACGTCTAGGTGAAAACTACCAAGAAGTTCTAAAGCAACAGATAGATACTCTAGGCATTGACGAAAATACTGTTAATGATATGGCCCGTAAATCCCCTGCAGCCTTCTTTAGGTTACTAGGAATTGACAACCAGACCAGCAACAATAATTTCCAAACTCCTCCCAGGTCTCAACAGCGACCTACTACCTTTGCACCACAAGTGCAGAAACGTACTTGGTCCTACTACCAGAAGATGCGGAAGGAACAGCCTGAGGTTTATCACGATCCGAAAACCGCAGTTCAGATGCACAAAGATGCCCAGGAAATGGGAGAAATGTTCTTTGACTCTGAATAAATTTAAATAATAAGGAGAAACTAACTCATGGCTGGTATGTCCACTATGAGCCAAGAATACCTCATTCGTTCGCAGCTTTGGTCTAAGCAGATCAAGCAGCTGCTCATGGATGACCTCATGGCACAACGGTTTGTCCGCATTATCAGCGATTTCCCGGATGGTACGGTTATTAACATTCCGTCAATCGGTGAAGCCAGCACGTCTGACTTCGCAGAAGGACAGGCTATTAAGTATGAGTCGCTCGATACTGGTAACTTCCAGTTCTCGTTTGACCAGTACAAGTATTCTGCCCATTCGATTACGGAAAAGTTCAAGCGGGATAGCTATTACGCTTCTGACGTAATTTCTGCGTTCCCCCAGCGTGAACACCGTGCTCTCATGGAAGCCGTTGAAACCCGCATCTTTGATCGGGCTAATGCTGGCCAGACTGCATCTAATCTAAACGTAATCAACGGTGCTAACCATCGTTGGGTCGCCAATGGCACAAGCGAAACTCTCTCTCTCGATGATTTCCGTTGGGCACAGTACGCCTTACAAAAGGCTAATGTCCCCATGACGAACCTCGTCGCAGTGATTGATCCTTCGTCTGCGATGTCGATCCAAAACCAGGCTAACGTCGGTAACCTTCTGACTCCTGCTCCCGAGTGGCAGCAGATCGTCCACACTGGCTTGGTCACTGGTATGCGCTTCAAGTCCAATCTGTATGGTTTCGACGTGTATGTGTCGAATTACCTGCCTCAGAATATCGCTGAGACGATTGACGGGAAGTCCACCACTGTTGGTACGACTAACCTGTTCTTCTCTGCACAGACCGGCGACGTTGCCCCCATTATCGGTGGCTTCCGTCAGATGCCGACTGTCTACTCGGAGTTCAATAAAGACCTCCAGCAGGACGAACATCTTACCATCTGCGAATATGGCTTCAAGCTGTATCGCCCCGAAAACATGGTCATTGTCCTCTCGGATACTGATCAGGTTTACGCGTAATAGGAGGTACATAATATGGCATGGATGAATCCTGACCAACTATACCGGAAGTTCGGTGCCGAGCGTGGCGTTTCTAGCAACGCCGGTGAATACCGTACTAATGGTCGCCTCCGTGAAGTCGAAGTCAAGCTTACGTTAGCTAACCTCACTGAGACTGAAACCATTGTCTCTGACAATGTGTTCCTCCCCTCTGGGGCTATTGTCCAGGAAGTTGAGATCACCCCCCTCACTGCTGCCGCCACTGGCGTCGCCATTGATGTGGGGCTCATCAAAAAGGACCGCACTACTGAAGGCGACTACAACGGACTGCTGTCTGCCTTCCCCACTGCATCTATGGATGTTGAAGGTGAGAAGACCATCCTCTACTACAACACCACGTATAATGGTGCTTTGTTCGGGACGCCTCTCACATACTCTGGGTATATCTCGGCTTCTCGTACTACGAGCACCGCGTTCACTGCAGGCGTTATTGTGCTCACGATCCGCTACTGGGTTCCATAAGGAGTAGTCCTCATGGCAACATTGGATATGAGCGGAAATGATCTGGTTGTTAAAAGCATTAAAACTGGTGCTTCTAAGCCAGGTGATGTTGGTACCGCTGTTTCAGTCGTAAGTGCCTCCGGCGCTTCGACCATTACAGGCCAGAAGACTTTTTCTGCTGGTCTTAACACGAAGCCGGCTGTTACTAATGTCAATGACACTACTCCCACCAAGGCAGAACTAACCACTGCCTTTGGTGACCCCACGACTATCGGCCGTGGTTTCATTGGAACTATAGATGACGCTGATGGTGATACAAACGGTTATATCGTTTGGGCATCGGATGCTAACTACTATTTCCTAAAAGGTACTAAAGCTACCTAACGATTAGGGGGTCGAAAGGCCCCCTATTCACATGAGATATAAATGGCAAAATTAACACTCTCAGACTTAGCTAATTTACAGAATGAAAACACTGCGGTTTCTTTGCTGAATGCAAATTCAGCATTGATTGAAACTGCTCTGGAAAATACTTTATCTAGAGATGGCACTACTCCTAACCAGATGACTGCATCTTTAGATATGAACTCGAATAGAATTATTAATCTTCCTGCTCCTGCTAATGATAGTGATCCCATACGTTTACAAGACGTAGAAGATTTGGTAGCTGACATTGATCCTGATCTACACAGGATGGCGATTGACTCAGAGGCTATCGCAGGAACCTCTGCCACTCTTCTTATGTCTCCTGCTAACACTAAGGCAGTAATAGACAATACTATTTCCACCTATGGTAAAGACTTAATTGATTCTCCTGATGCTGCTTCAGCCAGAACTACGCTTGGTCTAGGTAATGCAGCAGTTCAGAACATAGGTACTTCAGGGACTAATATTCCACTATTAAGTGCGGGGAACGTATGGTCACTTGCACAATATTTTTCAGGAGGGTTAAACGCAGGCCTAGGTTTAACTGCTCCTCAATACCCTTCTTTAATCTCTGTCCGTGCACAAGGAGCTGCTCCCGCTATAGAATTCGGGCATTTAAATACAGCAGGGTATGCTTCCACTATCGGGGCTGAAGCGACTACAGGTAAGTCTTTCATTGCATTTAACTCAGGACCAGGAACTAACGATAACACCTATAAAACTTTAGGTATTAAAGGCTCTATTATAAGGTCCGACCTATCAGGTGGTTTTGAATTTGTTAAAGCAGACACAGCTGCTGCTACAGATAACCAAACTCCTACTACAGTAGCTACTCTTTCCAACACAGGTGTATTCGCTCCTGCTACAGCTATGGCGGTAGCTAACGGAGGCACTGGTGCAACTACAGCAGCTAATGCACGTACTAATCTTGGATTAACCATAGGTACTGATGTGCAGGCTTACGATGCAGATTTAGCTTCATTGGCATCTGCTTCCAGTACCAATGCTTTATATTATCGCTCAGCAGCAAATACCTGGTCTCCCGTTACCATTGGAACAGGAGTTACTTTTTCTGGAGGAACTCTGTCAGGTGGCAGAGAGGTGCTTGTCGCAGATAGAAACTATTATGTTCGTACAGATGGCTCTGACAGTAATAATGGCTTAACTAATTCTTCTGGTGGAGCATTCTTAACCATTCAGAAGGCAATTGATACTGCTGCTGCATTAGATAGCTTTATTTATAATGTAACTATTAATTGTGCACCAGGAGTAGGAGCTTCTAGTACAGTTACTTTGAAGTCTTTATTAGGGTCTGGGCAACTAAATATCATCGGAGATGAGACCACCCAGTCTAACAATGTGATTACGTCTGCTAATGGGTGTATCGACACTAAAGGCACCGGAACTATTCTTTTAGCAGGATTTAAATTAGTAGCTACTGGCGGTCCTGATGTAAAGGCAACTAATGGTGTAATTTTAACCCTTCGTAATAATGAATACGCAGGGAGTAGTGCTAATTATAGAATATGGGCCAGCACTAATGCTACTGTATTCACAGCAGGAACTAATAATATAATTTCTAATGGTGGATTAACAATGTTTCGATGCGACCATCACGCTAGAATGTATATTAGCAATTCTACATTTATTCTTACTAATAACGTCACCTATACTATATCCACATGCTATTCTACAAGATTGGGTTACATCGAAAGTGTAACAGCCACATTTACTTTAGGAGCCTTCTCTGTGACTGGGGCTAGATATATTGCCGAAGATAATGCTGTGATTGCGACAGATACTGGTGCAAACCATTTCCCAGGAGATTCAGCAGGCGCAAAATTTACAGGCGGTCAATATTCCTAATGACTAAAATAACTTTAAATGATATTTCAGGACTAGGAACTACAGGTTCTCTAGTCAATCAAAATAACGATATTCTAGAGACTTTCTCTAATACAGTTCTATCTAGGAATGGTACTGCCCCTAACCAGATGGAAGCAGACCTAGATATGAATTCTAACCGTATCTTGAATTTAGCTGCTCCACTAACCGCGACAGATGCTGTCAGACTTAAAGACCTAACTAATCTAGCTGTTATTACAGAATCTGATTTAGCTCTGTTAAACAACGGATATGTTTTTAATAGTCTCCAGGAAGCTGCGGAAACTGATATCCCAGCTATAGTTGTCGCAGTACGTACTTTTGGGTATGCTTCAGCGGGAGATAGAGGGGGAGCTTTATATAAGCGCGTCGGAACAGAGCCTGCTCATGAAGGTAAATTCCAATCTACCGATGGAGACTGGTGGGAATTAGCTGAAGACAGACCTAATATTGTTATGTTTGGAGCTGTAGAAGGGGTGGACTGTTCTGGTGCAATATTAGCTGCAATTGAGTATCTTAGAGCTAATGAACATGATGTAGGATTTAACATTTATACTTCAGGAACTATTAGGTTTCCTAGAGGTGAGTGGATTGTAGACCATAGCACTCTTGAATTAGCCGGAGACCTTCATGTAACCTTTGAAGGCGAAGGTTCTAGAAATTGTGTGTACTTTCAACGCGCGCCTACTTCACTAGTGATTGATGGCACAGGTTCAACTTCCAGTTCTTTTGGAATTAAATTGGATTTCAATGGTGCCCGTAATTTTAGAATTAGGGACATGGCTGTTGAATATAGTAATAGTTTTGCAGGAGATTTAATCTTAGCGGCATCCTCGGCAGGTCTGTTTGCAGAGAATGTTTGGTTCGGCTCTTCTTCTATAAATGCTTCGGTAGGATCACGGCCTTACACTTGCGCTAATTTAATCCATGCATATGAAGGACACCACTATTCCTTAATCAACTGTTCTTTTGCAGATGCTGATATTGGAATTTATATTGATGGTGTTACTGCAAGCAATGCTTTCCAATGGAATATATCTGGATGTATGTTCTATGATTTCACTACTGCCCCTATCTATGATACAGGCTCAACAGGTTATGGCATCTCCATAACAGGATGTGTCTTCGATCCCGTTCTTTCTTCTTCTACTTATGGGGTAGTAATAAATAGTCCTGGCTTTTCAATTACAGGTTGTGGCTTCGTAGGCTCTAGTCTTAGTACAGGTCCTACAGATTCTTGGATTTATATGAGCGGTCAGAATGGTCAAGGATTAATCTCTGGTAATTATTTCGCATCTCAAGTAGACGGTTCTTATGTTCTGAAAATGGAAGGTGGATTCGCTGACTTCAGAGCTAATAAAGCCATTTGTTCCCAGGGAATAAAAACTACAGGCATAGTTAAATTTACTGGAGCTAATAACTATTTCAGCCATTCAAGCGCCTCTGGCTCTACTACAGATATTGCCTGCGATCTAGGGCATACTGCAGGCTACACACACTTCGGACCTAACTGGATTAGCACAGAATATCAGAACTCGTATCAAATTGCAGGTAATACAGGGTTTGTGTCGGGTGTTATTTTTTATTCAAATGTATTTGATCAATCTGCAAATGGCCCTACATTTACCAATGCTGGAGGTTCTGTACGTCTAGAAACCACTGATATCTCTACATCGTCGGATGTAGCAAGGCAGCTAACTTTAAGAGATACAGGTAAGAAATTCATATCAGCAGGAACTTGGACTTTACCTGTAACTACAGGCTCAGCTGGCGGGATTAAACTACACTTCTTAAAATCAACTTCTTCCACTATAACCATTAATTGTCCTGCTTCAGCATTTATTTGTGATGGTTCAGGGTCTCCTAAAACTAGCATAGCCAATAGCACTAGTGAAGTAGGGTCCATGATTACATTAGAATCATCTAATGATGGTTTATGGTGGGTAACTAACAAAACAGGAACGTGGTCATAACAAGACGCCCTATCTTCACATGGATTAATCAATGCCTAAACTAACTTTATCAGACGTACAAGATATTCGCAGAAATACTGCCGCAACAACTATTAATTCTAATTCAGCATTAATAGAGACTGCATTGGACAATACTCTATCTAGAGACGGTACCTTGCCTAACCAAATGGAGGCCGATCTGGATATGAATTCCAATCGTATTTTGAATCTTCCTCAACCTAACTCAGATACAGAGCCTCTTCGGAAAGTTGACATTGAAGTTTTTGATGATGCGCTAACAATAATTGATAATCTAGACCAGATAAATGGTCTCAGAGACGAAACAGAAATCTTCCGAAATGAAACTGAAGTCTTTAAAGACGCTACCTTAGCTGCATCGGTTGCTATCTTCGCAGATAGAGAAGCTTTAGAATCTTCTACAATATCTTCGTCTATAGGTAAAGTTTACCTTAAGTTCTTTGACATAGATCACATTGAAGCTGGAGGCGGGGCTTGGTACGATAGATTAACTAACGTTCCAATAACCCCCAATTTGAGACATGTTTTATCGGACGGAGGAACTAAAGCCTGAACTATCTCTCCTTTCCAAGATGTGACTCCGAATATGTTTGGAGCACGTGGAGATGATTCCACAGATGACTCCGAAGCAGTTCAAGAGTGGCTTAACTTTGGTCAGGATGAAGGATGTGAATTAGTTCTACCTCCTTTTACATATCGTTGTTTAACTCAATTAGAAGCTACCCGCGCACTAAGAATTAGAGGCCATGGAGAATATGTTTCAGTTCTAAAAGTAGACGCAGGAGTAATTACTTGTGGTCTTCTAATTACTTTGGAAGGAATTAATGAAGGCACTTCCCTAAGGAATTTTAGTTTAGTACCAGTTACAGAAGACGCAGGTCTCGCAGGGATTAAAGTTCTAAGACCTAATGCAAACACACAATTCTTTAACTTCGTATTCGATAGTCTTCATGTGGGTAAGTTTGCTCAGACCATTCGTCTAGATAATTCCATTCTAGAGCCAGAAGGAATTTATTTAGGATTGATAAATCGTTGTACTCTAGAAGGTGGTCTATATGGATATGGTCTTGGAGACAGTATCACCATTCAAGATGGACGGCATCATAATAGCACTGCAATAGGCGTATATGCTACCTCTCTACCTGGTTGTACTCAATTCACTCTTCAAAGAATGAATATCACCACTCGTGGCGGAGCCGTTTTATTACAGAATATGGTTCAACCTCGTATCTTGTATAATCAATTAGAACATGGTTGGTGGTTTGGATTACAAGGAGCAGGTCTGGGAGACTATACTAATCCATCTAACGTTGGAGCCCATGTCTTCTTGAACAGTTGTACAGATGCTATTCTACATGGTAATACAATCTCTCCTATGGTTAACATAGAATATCCTGCCGAAAGTGGAGATTTCTATAACACAGATGGAGCAGATTACTCCATATATTTAGTTGGATGTAGAAATGTAAAAGTAACAGATAATCTAATTGCTAAAGGTAAGCTTGCTCACATCGCTAATTTAGATAGTATTAGTTCGACGTTATCTCCCAACAATAATAACGATACTCCATACCTGACATCCGATCTCGTCATAATTGAAGGTGGAAGCAGTTCAGGCACTATTATTAAAGGCGATGCATATTTCTCTGCACATAAGAATGGAACTGATCAAACGGGCCTTGCTGACGCAACATTCGTAAAGGTTACATTCACAAATTCTGAAAGGAACCTTGGAACTCATATTGTAGGTGATGCAATTTTGAATAGATACGATAGTGTTAATTCTCGTTGGTATCCTCCACGCGGACCTATAAGTATCAAAGCTGCCGTTAGATTTTCCACAGGTACCACTTCTGGAGGGTTTGTGTATACTGCTCTATATAAGAACGGAATTCTCTACAAAATAGGGCACCTATCTAATACATCTGAATCGGCTCCTGCAACTGCAATGATTGATGTTGAAGATGTTTGTGACGGAGATGATTATTATGAAATTTATGCTTACACTACGGGAACAGGAACAAGAACCATAAGTGGCTCTGCTACGGAGACTTGGTTTCAAGGAAGTACGAAATAAATTATAAAGGAAACAAATGTCAGTATTTACAGATAAAGCAAAGAAATATGTTCCACGCCTTATGCAGGACCTTCAAATCTCTCGTGTTCAAGCTTGTGGTATATTTGGCAACATTGGAACCGAGACTGGAGGACTTACAGTCCTGCAGGAAATCAACCCAGTTGTCGAAGGATCAAAAGGAGGCTACGGCTGGTCTCAGTGGACCGGAGTTCGTAGGCGTAAATACGAAACCTGGTGCAAGAACAACTATCTCGAACCTGCCTCGGATGAAGCTAATTATCGTTACTTGGTCAAAGAGACTAAAGACGATGAAGCTGCATCACTAGCAGGACTAAAGAAGACTACTACTCTACAGGCAGCTACTGAAACCTGGATGCTATTAAACCTACGTCCTGGTATTCAAAACTTAGCCTCTAGGCTTAAATACGCTCAACAGGCATATGATGCCACTACCGACAGTAAAGCAGCAGAAGCTACTGGTGCTGGTGCTGTTATCATCGGCGGTACTGCTGCGGCTGCACAACACCCTGACCCTCACTTTGGTATCTGGATTTTCGTAGGTTCCTTAGTGTTGGCAGGTCTAGTGTGGTTCTTCATCTCTCAAATTAAACAACAGTCTGTAGAATTACCTGCAGATAAACCAACTACAACTAATGAGATTAAATCAAATGTGGACAAAACTAAAAGCTAAGCTTAATGAATGGTACGAAGGTCTTAAAGCCTGGTTCCATAATTCTGAGACTATCTTCTATGCACGTATGTCAGCTCTTGTGGGTCTTGCTACAGCAGCCTTCGGCTCGCTAGACATGGCTCCCCTGTGGTCTCTATTCGGCACAGGTACTGCCTTTACCTTCAAGCAGGTTGCTTGGATTGGTGGGCTTCTCCTAACTCAAGGTGTGGTCTTAGAAATCATTCGTAGACGTAATGCTCCTGAACTGAAGAAGTAATATATGTTAGGCTGGATACCTTTCTTAGGTCCAATCATTGAAGGCGTTGTCTCTATCTTTACGAAGT